AATTGCACAAGATGTACAAGCTGTGCTTCCAGAAGCTGTGTCAACATCAACGCAAAAAGATAGCGATACAGAATATCTTGGTGTTGCATATTCTGATGTTATCCCGCTTCTTGTAGCCGCAATCAAAGAACTCAAAGCAGAATTTGACGCTTACAAAGCATCACACCCATAAGGACTAACATGATTGAACTAACACTTGAACAACAAATTGCCAAGCACTACTCTGCTTGTTTGGACAGCGTTAACCTAATCAATGGTGGTAAGCCAGAGGATATGACTGATGCTGATTGGGCTGATTGCCTATCGCGCAACAAAGAACACTTGGTCATTATGTTGGCTAAAGACTTTTGGACAACAGAAGATTTGTCTCCATTAGAGGCCGCATCAGCATGACCCCTGATCTCCAAAAGTACTATGAAGATAGATTTGATCTATTCTCCCAACAGGGATGGATTGACCTAATGGAAGATATTGATGTAATGTTAGAAGCAGTTAATAATGTATCTACCATTGCAGATGAAAAAAGTTTACAATTTCGCAAAGGCGAGATTTCTATCCTGACTTGGCTAAAAACACTTAAAAGTGTCAGCGAACGAGCATACGAGGATTTGAATGAAAAGAATGTATGAATTTGCTTGCGAATGCGGGCAATGCACTGAGGCTTTGGTAGTTTATGAGACTACTGAAATTCAGTGTAAATGTGGTGGGATTGCTCACCGCATAATAAGCGCACCTAACTTCAATTTAGAAGGTTGGTCTGGTCATTTTCCGTCCTCTTATGGGCGGTTTGAGGCTAAACACATCGACAAATTGAATGCAGAGCGCAAAGCCAACTCATAAGCGAAAGCCGAGTTGATTATCCTACAACCATTTTGGCAGGAACAAAAATATGCTGATTGATAATGAAAAAGAGCCGCTAGGCGAACTCGAAGTAGAAGAGTCTAAAACTGAACTTCCTGAGAAATACAGGGCAAAAAGTCTAGAAGAGATAGTACGGATGCACCAAGAGGCTGAAAAGCTCATTGGTAAGCAAGCCCAAGAGGTTGGCGAAGTCCGTAAATTGGCTGATGAGTTGCTAAAGCAAAACCTTGGATCAAAACAACAGCAAGTTGAGGAAGAACCTGAAGTTGACTTTTTTGAGAATCCTCAGAAAGCAGTTCAAAATACGATTGATAGACATCCTGATGTTCTTGCGGCCAGACAAGCTGGTCAAGATTTCAAAAGGATGCAAATTCAACAGAAGTTAGCGCAAGATCATCCTGATTACTCACAAGTAGTCAATGATTCTGAGTTCCAAAACTGGGTGAAATCATCACCTGTACGCTTGGGACTCTACGCAAAGGCTGATGGTGATTTTGACTATGATTCGGCTAATGAATTGTTGTCTACCTTCAAACAATTGCGTGGTATTAAAGCTAAAGAGTCTGAACAAGCGGGTAACGCACAGAGGACAAAGAGCATGAAAGCCGCACAAGTTGATGTAGGTGGATCTGGAGAAAGTTCAAAGAGAGTCTATCGAAGGAGTGACCTCATTCGTCTCAAGATGACTGATCCTTCTAGATATGAAGCATTGAGTGATGAAATCATGCAAGCATATTCCGAAGGTCGTGTTCGATAATTTAACTTAGGAAATTTAATCATGGCTAATACCGCATTTTCCCCCACAAATAGTGTAACCACTACCTCCGCAGCTAACTTCATTCCAGAAATTTGGAGTGATGAAATTGTTGCCGCCTATAAAAAGAACCTCGTTTTGGCTAACATAGTCAAGAAGATGTCTTTCAAAGGCAAAAAGGGTGACAATATCAACATCCCTAGCCCCGCTCGTGGCAATGCTTCTTTGAAGGCCGCTACTGATGCCGTTACTCTGATTGCAGAGAGCGACACTCAGATTCAAGTGTCGATCAACAAGCACTATGAATACTCACGTTTGATCGAAGACATCGTCGAAGTTCAAGCTCTGACATCACTGCGTTCTTTCTACACAGAAGACGCTGGTTATGCCTTGGCTAAACGCATCGACACTGACTTGGTTCAATTGGGTCGTGCATTCAATGGCGCTACTGTCGGTACTAACGACTATGCTACTAGCAACACATCCACCAAAGCCTTTGTTGGTTCTGATGGTACTACTGCTTACAACAGCACATCTTCAAACGCAGCCGCTTTGACTGATGCCGCTATTCGTCGCACTATCCAACGTCTTGATGACAACGATGTTCCTATGGACGGTCGTTTCTTCTTGATCCCACCCTCAAGCCGTAACACGCTGATGGGTTTGGCTCGTTACACTGAGCAAGCATTTGTCGGCAATGGCGATGCAATCCGCAACGGTGAAATTGGTCAGCTTTATGGTATGGCTGTTTTTGCTTCCTCTAACGCTGATACTGGCGCTGGTAACTCTACCACTGACCGTATTTGCTTGATGGGTCACAAAGACTCCATGGTGTTGGTTGAGCAGTTGGGCATCCGTTCACAGACTCAGTACAAGCAAGAGTACCTCGGTACATTGTTTACTGCTGATACTTTGTATGGTGTCAAGGCTCTCCGTACTAACGCCACTAGCACTGCTGCTGATGCTTCAGCCGCCTTTGCTTTGGCAGTTCCAGCCTAATTGCAGTTGCGCCCCCTGCCTTCGTGGTGGGGGGACTTTTTTAACTTAATTAGGAGAATTTATTATGGCAGCAGCAACAGCAGTCACATCCCGCAGGGGTAATGACCAGTTCCGTGGTCTTTTTACAGACACTTGGGACGTTATTTGTACTCTCGATAGCGCATCAGTAGCTACCGTATCTACCGCTACAGATACAGTTACAGTTCCAGGCGTTGCACTAGGTGATATGGTTCTCGGTATGGCAATTGGCGTATCTGAAGCAGGTTTGGTTCGTAGAGCCTATGTTTCAGCCGCTAATACAGTGACTATCGTGACCTACAACCCAACAGCAGGTTCTGTGGACTTGGCATCAACTACATTGAACCTTATCGTGGCTCGTGCAGTTTAATAAAGGGGGGCTAATAACCCCCTTTTTCAAAGGATTCTTATGGCTACATTTCGTTGTTTGGTAAGCGGTCAAACAGTAACTTTTGTTCATCAGCACGATATTGACAGCATGAAAGGTCATGCAGGATATGTCAGAATTGATGGACAAGAAAAAGAGTCCTTTGAAAAACCAATAGTTCTATCTCAACCTACTCCTGTAAAAAAATTAGGTAGACCAAAGAAAGTCGCAAATGTCTGAAATTGATCCACGCGAATTTGGTAAGCTAGAAGCTCAAGTTGAGGCTTTACAGACTGAAGTTCATGCACTTCGGCAAGATATTAAGACGCTTTTAGAGATGGCAAACAAGTCTAAAGGCGGTTTCTTTGTAGGAATGGCTATCGCCTCTGTTGTTGGCGGTATCATTTCGTTTATTGCGACTAAGGTAATACGATGAGCTTACTATCTGGTGTTATCTGCCCTATAGCCACTCAGGATATTCAGATCAATCTGAAGAACCGCAATAATGCGTTCAAGAAGTTTGGCTATGGCCCACCTAACCCAGAAGAGCCTAATGAATTGTTTTGGCTAAAGAAGGCCAAGATGTATAACGCACCTACTGAAAGCATTAAATCAATGCTTTGTGGTAATTGTGCGGCCTTTATCCAGACTCCTAAGATGATGGAATGCATCATTGGTGGACTAGAAAAGGATGAAGGCGAAGATGAATTGTCCTATGACGAAGAGTTTATCAAAGCCGCAGATCTCGGATATTGCGATTTGTTTCAATTCACTTGTGCTTCCGCCCGTACTTGTGATGCGTGGAAAGGTGGCGGCCCCATAACCAAGGAAAAATGATGTACGGAAAATCCCCCAAAATGACTAGTTCTAAAGCTCCTAAAAAAGCCAAAGGTATGCCTGTAACCATTGTGGTTGCTGTTGGTAAGCCTAAGTCTATGCCCGTCCGTGGTAGCCGTACTGCTACTAACATGATGAAGAAAACTGGACGAGGAAAATAATGTCAATATTTCAATTAGACCCAAACAATGTTGCTTTTGGAGTTCCTTCATTGGGGACTAGCCAAGTTGCTTCTGTTACTAACTCTAGCGTTCAGATGACTGCTTTTGGTGCATCAACAACAATGATTCGTATTGCTTGCTCATTAGGTCATTCCCATTACCAAATTGGTTCAAACCCAACAGCAAGTATTACAACTTCTACAATGATTCCAAATAACTCTTTTGAGATTGTTCGAGTAAGTCCTGGTCAAAAAATAGCATTTATCAAAGATGCAACAGTCGCTGCATCTACAGTATCTGTTACGGAGTTGGCATGAAAAAGACAAAAGCAGAAGCCAAGATCTCTAAAGTTATGCGAGAGTACAAGGCGGGAACGCTTCACTCTGGCAAAGGTGGCCCTGTTGTTAAGAAGCCCAAACAGGCTATTGCCATTGCTTTATCTCAATCTAGGAAAAAGAAATGAAACAAGGTCTTTACGCAAACATCAATGCCAAGCAAGAGCGCATCAAGGCGGGTTCTAAGGAAAAGATGCGTAAGGTTGGTTCTAAAGGCGCTCCTACTGAGGCGGCATTTAAACAAGCAGCTAAGACTGCTAAAAAGAAATGAAATCCCCTGCTTGGCAAAGAAAAGAGGGTAAATCTGCTTCTGGGGGCTTGAATGCCAAGGGTAGAGCATCTTATAATGCAGAAACTGGTGGCAATTTAAAAGCGCCAGTAAAGTCGGGAGATAACCCTCGTAGGGCATCCTTTTTAGCACGAATGGGCAATATGCCTGGCGCTGAGATCAAAGATGGAAAGCCTACCCGACTTCTTCTTTCTCTTAGAGCTTGGGGTGCATCGTCCAAGGAAGACGCCAAAGCCAAGGCTAAAGCTATTTCTAAGAGGAACGGAGCATCAAGATCATGACATTTCTACAATTAGTTAATGATGTTCTTATTCGTCTGCGAGAGACGCAAGTTTCTACAGTGACGGAGACAGCATACTCAACCTTGATTGGCAAGTTCGTTAACGATGCCAAGCGTCAGATTGAAGATTCTTATGGTTGGAATGTTCTTGGTCAAACAGTGACTATCACAACCACTGCTGGCACTTACATCTACTCGATGACAGGTGCGGGTCAGAAGTTTCAAGTGATGGATGCTCTGAACACCACATCCAATGTTGGTTTGCAGAACATTAGTTTCGTGCAGATGAACCGTTATCAGAACTTAGTACCCGCTATCAGTGGTATTCCTGAGTTTTATGCGTTTGATGGTGTAGATGGCAATGGAGACACCAAAGTAGTTTTCTATGCACGTCCTGATGGCATATATAACATTCCATTTGCTTTGACTGTTCCACAAGCACCACTTGTTTCTGATGGCACTAATGTTTTAGTTCCTGATGTTTTGGTTATTCAGAATGCCTATGCCAGAGCATTGGTAGAGCGTGGAGAAGATGGTGGATTGAACTCTTCTGAAGCCTATCAACTGTACCGTTCTATGCTTGCTGATTACATTGCTCTAGAGGGTACTCGTTATCCAGAGGCTCAGGAATTTGTAGCAATATGAGCCAACAACTCCAAACAGCAAGTATCTCAGCGCCAGGCTTCTTTGGTCTGAATACACAAGACTCTCCGCTTGATTTAGCGGCAGGGTTTGCTTTGGTTGCGACTAATTGTGTCATTGACCAATATGGACGTATTGGCGCTCGTAAGGGTTGGGCAAGGGTTAATTCATCTTCTGGCAATCTTGGTGCTAACAATGTTGGAGTTATCCATGAGTTAGTTCAAGCTGATGGCACTCTTACAATTCTGTTTGCAGGTAATAACAAGTTATTCAAGTTAGATGGTTCAAATGCTGTTTCTGAATTGACCTATGGTGGGGGTGGTACTGCTCCTACTATTACTGCGAGTAATTGGTC